TAGAGCCATAATATGTATAGTAATATGAAGATGGATTAATAATAGTATCTAATTCTCCATAGTAATTAAAAGTACTACTATAGTTTGTGTCATTAGTATCCTTATCTAACTTTACTAAAGGTATATCCCCATCATAGATTCCTGCATTGCCTATATTATAAGATAGTGCTTTTTTAGGAAAGTAATAAGTCATGGAAGCTGTTCTGATATTGGCTATTACTTTTTTATTAAGACCATCAAATACTTTTCCTTTATAGTCACCATCCATTACTTCTTTAGGCTGACCAAGCAATGACTTTGCTCCTTGCCATGGATATATAGGATAACCCTTTATACCTCCAAATGGAATTTCTGTCACACCATCTGTTCTTCCTAAAAGTATATCAATATTATTAACGCTAAAAGTGGGCATAATACATTGATCATCTGTATTATCCAAGTTAATACCACTATTAGACTTTCCAAGATGATAATCAAAATCATTCCATTCAAAAGTAGTTTCCCTTAGATTTCCACCTTGGTAGCTGTTATTGTTATAGGTAGTATTGATTTTCTTTAATCCAACTGCTACATCTTGTTTAATATATTCACTGTTGGTATTTACATAAATATCATTAGAGCTGCTTGTTAAAGGAATAATACCTATAATTCTTAACTTTAAGTTCTCAGTCTGAATATCATGAGAAGTATTAGTAGTTGAGAAATTTACCTCTGGAGTATTCATTGTAAGAGTATTCCAATCAACAAAATAGTCTATGTTGTTATTTGTCTCATAGGCATATTTATGGTAGACACTAGCACTACTAATTTCTGCCTTGAAATCTTTGTTGACATATATAGGAGAATTACTAGAAGCACTAGCAGAGGTAGTACCTTCAATAACTCCAGTATAACCAATTTCAAAGGATCCTCCTCTTGTAGAAGAAGCATCAGTATGACCACCACCAAATTTACCATCTGTAATAGTTCCTCCTACTTGTAAATATCTGGAAGTAGACTCTGCAACAAGCTTACTGCTAAGCTTATATTTGCCATCTACTGCATCATATATATCATTATAAATATTACAGTTATGCAAATTCTGTGTGCCTTCTAAGTAGGGCTTGCCATTACTATTAGTTGCCCTCATTTCTCTAAAGAACCATGAGCTTACAGCATAAGGAGCATTATTAATTCTGTCATTGATATTATACACTGTAGGACAGAGTACTCCTTGACAGACAACTCTTCTGTTTGCTTTTGAAGGATATACCACTACTCCCTGTACTCTTCTATAGCCTAAGTTGTAAAGCTCTTTAACTATATTACTAGGAATGTTAGCTGCTGCTTTTGTAAGAACTACCATATCACTAGTATCTTGTGGGTATAAAGAGTTCTTGTAGTCTCCTATAGGTATTACACCTGACCATTGGCCTCTTTTATCTTGAAATATTAAACCAAATCTATACCACTCTCCGCCCTTAAAAGTAGTGATTCTATAGCTACTATATTTTAACTGGTTATTATACATGTATAGACTACCTAATTGCCCTTTTGAGATATACTTACCATGGGAGTAGGAGACTCTTACACTACCTTTGATATTATTAATAAGTACTTCATTTTTAAGCAGAGCATTTTCTTCCTTATAGTTACCCATAAACAATGTATTATCCTTCTGGGCAAAAGTCTTTGGAATAACTTCCTGACCACCTGCATAAAGTATTTCATTAGGATCTACACTATATCCTGTCTCATTAGTGTCAGTAAATACTATTGTTGTTGATGACAAATAAGTATCAGTATTATCACTTGGTAAGTCTGGGTTACTTGGTTCTTCTAATGGAGTATTTGGAGTACCAGGAGTACTTGGAGTAAGATTGTCATCTTCTACAGGACGAATGCACATTCCATTATATACATAGCTATTTATAACCGAGGGGGTTATTCCACCATCACTTGTAGGATTAGTAAGATAATATGCCCAATGGTTTTCCTTATATAATGGTAGTTCATTGTATTTACAACTCCAGTAAAACATTCTATTAGTTTCCAAAAGTTTGGTTTCCTTACTCACTCCTGTGAAAGGAAGAAATATCTCATTTCCATTAGGGCCTATTACCCTAAAGCCATTATCTGTAGCTACCCAAGTGCATTTGTCTATAAGCTCCTTAAATTCCTCTTCATTAGGCATTCTCCATCTACCACCTAATGTCTGTGTTGCTACATCATACTTTGTTGCTGCTATGTTTGTAGCTGGTATTTTATATGATTCTGTAGGAACATCATACCATTCATAACTATTTTGATTATAGATGTCACTTGTTTGTATGCTTCCCCAAGCATAATAATTTCCACTATCTGTTTCCTCAGTGGCACCAATATTATGGTTTGCCCATTTAACACTTAGTCCTAAGTCAACTACTTTTAATGAATCTTTTCCTTCGTTTATATCAGGTATAGTTGGTGGAACCAGTGCCTCTTCTTTCTTGGCATAACTTACATATATTGCACTAAGAGTATGTATACCACCACTGGTCGCTATATCAGCAAAGCTTACTGATGTAAGGTTCTTACTGTTAGCTTTCCATATATGTTCATTATCATCAATAGGACATATTGGAAGTGAAGTATCATTTACTATACCATTTGGTGTTAGGTTATCAGGTACTACCTCACCATTAAGCAATAATCCATGTCCTCCACCAAGACTTGGTGAGAAGAATATAGCATTTATATAATACTCATCAGGTACTGATATTGTGAACATCTTACCTGTACCTGTATGAATATTAAAGGCTGTCAACCCTGCCTTCTTTGAGTATTCATCTCCTACTGTCCTAATAAATACAGTAGGGGTAGTTGGTCTAACTGGATCATTGGCATTGTCAGTAAACTTTATTGATACTACACCCTTTGTAAAGGTATAGTCATCCAATGTCATATTAATAAGCTCATCATCACTCTTAGATGATAGTTCACTGAAAGACCTTGGGTATATAAAGTTAAATATTTCCCCTTCATAGCCTTTTGCCTCAGACTCAGTGTATATCCCATTATTAAATAAAGTGTCACCTATGGATGGAACCTCATTTAAGTTAAAAGTATATACTATAGGACTTGAGAAACCATTAACTTCACAAAGACAATTTTCCTTATATACAAAGTTTGCCTTGTCACAACCCCTGCCTGTTTCTGATGCTACCCATAATGATTTATTGTCATTGTATATATCACTATCACTATATACTCCAGCTGCTGAGTTTGGTATATCAATATCTATTTGAGTCCATCTAAGTCCAAAGTCAACTGCGGCTATAAAATCACCTTTAGTATAGTCACTATGAACTTGTACTCCACTACTATAACTGCATTTCAGAAAGAATCCAGCAAAATCATTATAATCAAGGTATATATCTCCTTTAAGATAGTCAAAACCACTTTTGGATTTATTTTTGGCTGACATCTCCTTATAGGGGAAATAAGTTGATAATGACTGCTGGTCATTCTTGGCCATGTTAAATTGATCTTCTGATACTCCCGATACCATTGTCCAAGGCTTAGAGAAATCATAAACAACTCTCTTAAACCTTTTACTGTAAAATATTGCGAGATTCTCTGCTATGAGTTTATCCCTGCCATGCACATATTTTTTTGATGATGCCATATGCTATTACTCTTGATTGTTCTTTGTTATCCTTAAGTTTGCTATTACCTTGCAGGAAGGTTTTCCATTAATGCTTGATCTGTGAATAGAATATATTCTCAGATAATCAAAGTCAGTGTCTACATTCTTAATAGTTATCTTAAAACTGTTATTAAGAGTCTGCTCCTGCTGGGCACCTCTATCTGAATGAGATATATAGTAAATAGGTGATATATAGAATATATTACTCTGCTGTCCATTAAGATTATAGTAGCACATGGCATATTGAATAGTACCTTCTGGAAATGTACCACCATAATCTTGTCTCTCTATATTTATAGATGAATCACCTTTATAATCAAAAACAGGAATAAAATCAAAAGGTGTTTTTGAGGAAAGCCAGTTATCTCTATGCTTAAGGATAGTTTCTGTATCTCCTGCTATATTAATAAACCTTGGCTGATTAATACCATCCAACCAATATACTTTCTGAACATTAGCACTTTCATAGATACCCATAGTCTCAAGTCTCATAGTATCAGTAAAGCCTAAATTTCCCCAATAAAGAAGTACACCATTAAGCTGAATATCATTAGTGGCATCTTTCTCAAACCTATATATTCTATCTGTTGTTGTATTGTTGTCAGTATAATGGGTAAATATAACTAAGTACTTATCAAGCACACAGTAGCCTATAATCTTTCCTCTAAATGTATGTTTAGCTTCAGAGATTGCCAAGTTATTGGCATTAGTAATCTTTGAGCTTATAATGCTGTTCGCAAAACTCTTGAAGTTCAGAATATATTCTTTATTTCCTTTCTCATTAGTAAGAGATAATAGTGTCTCTCCTTCCTGAGAAGTAAGCCTCATATTCTGAATGTCATAAGCAAGACTACTACCACTCTTAGACCTGCTTATGTCCTTGGTCATTCCTTTTATATTAAATACCTGCTGTTTCTTCATAGTGCTTAATGTCTTCTTATATATTCTCTGTCACCAAGATGCTTGAATCTTTTATCAAACTGTCTTGTACTTAAGAGCATAGTATTATACATTCTTGTAAGACTTTCCATTTCACTCATACTTGGTACAGTAAACTCATCTTGTAACTCTGCTGCTCTCCAAGCATACTCTTGCTGAGCATTCTGTAGTACATTGGCATTGATCTTACCTGTGTCAAACTTAATAGTAAATATCTGTACCTTGATAAATGCCTCAAGAGCTGTTAAGTAATTCTCATTGTCTATAAGCATTGGATAACCATCCTCATCCATAGGAACAGCTCTATAATAAATAGTAACTTCTCCTTTAGGAAATGATGTATAGATTATTCTTCCTTGTGTCTTGAAAGAGAGTTCTTCATGCTCATGTTTTCTTCTTGGGATATAAAGCTCTTTCTTATCCTTACAAGGTCTTCCACAAGCATCATGGCTAATACTTTCATTGTCACTGAATACCTTGGTATCTGTCATGCTTCTAAGACAAATACCACTCTTTTTATCCTCTACTTGAATAATGCTTTCAAGATCACAGGGAAGTAAACCTTTAAAGCTGTCTATCTTTACATCCTCTGATTTCTCTGTGTATAACTTTGGATAGCCATGAAGACCTATGAACCTGATAGTATATCTTATCACTTGCTCAATAGTCAAGTCTCTGAGTAATGGATGCTCCATAAGGTTATCCAATACTCTATTAATGCTTGTATATTGTATCTCCTTTATCATCTCTTTATAGTTTAATATTCATCAAACAATGTATCTGCTGTTCCTTCCATAATATGGTCTCTTAGTTTCTGCTTAATAGTCCTGTTGACAATGAACTGATAGTAGCTTTTATTGTTATATACTGCCTTATATTTGTTGTATATGATATGATATACTGTACTGTTTTCAGTTCTTACAAGTATTTTGTTTCTCATAGCTTCAGCATCATCATACCATAGCTTTAGTGTGGAGTTCCAGTCAATAGGATAATTGACTATTAATTTTCCATCTTTAATCTTTGCTTCTCTCCTACTCTTCCTAAGCTCAAGAGAACCCATTCTATAAGGAAAAACTATTTCATTACCTTTTGAGAGTTCATCAGCAAGAAGTAAGTTAATGCTTCTTATAATGGTGTAAAACTCATGCTCTGTAAGTGGTCTGCCTATGTCATACCATTTGTTCTTTCTGATGGATTTATAGGCATCATATACTCCATAGCTTCCACTTACCTTGCCTTGTCTTTTACTTCTTTTCTTAAGTATCTTTTCTTTAAACTCTTCAAAAGTCTCTTTCATCACTCTTCAATCTGTTGCTGTAGGTTATTCTTCATATTGCTTCTTACAAAGTTCATAATATCAGCTAAGTCATCCTTGGCGTTGTTGCTATTATCTCCTTTGGGTCTGTAGGCTATACCAAGTATATCCTTTACACAGAGTTCTATAAGAGTAGGCACTAAGTAGTCTCTGATAGGAAAGTTCATATCCAATGGATCACAGGATGTATCATTACCATCACTATCACATAAGAGCTTACTGGCCTCATCATAATCCTCAAAGATACCCAGCATCCTAAGTTTCTTTAGATACAAGAACTGAGGATTGTTACTATAAAGATATAAATGTAAGTCTGCTCCTAAAGATACCCAAATGATACTCTGTAGATACTTGTTAGTACCTACATATCTCATTCTATCTCTAGAAACATAGACTATATTGATACCCTGATAGAAGTCAAAAGGATAGATTCTTGGAAGAGTACCTTCAAGTATCTTAGGTATCTTCTCTTTGCTTCTTAGGTAATAACCTCCTGTGCAAGGCTCTCCATCAATAGCAGGTACTTTCTCTAAGTTAAGACATATCTGCTGATACTCAAACTCTGAGGAGGTATCTGTAGTACTTTTCTCTTTATCCTGCTCTTTCTTGATAAGAAAGCTTCTGTATTTCTTGGTAAGAAATATTATGTGTTCCTCGGTAACTAAGCTGTCATCACTTATTGATCGTATGCTGTCTAGTATAAAATACACGATTTCTGATACTTTCATATTATGTAGTTTTTAAAAATTCCCATTTATATCCATATGCTTTATCAACTTTATGATTCAAGCATCTGCTTAATAGTACCTTGTTTTTAACGCCAAGATATTTACATGCTTCTGTAATACTATTAAAAGTATTTATAATATTGTTATTTAAATCTTTTTGTAGTACAGGTTTATAAGTCCAAGGTACTTCTCTTATCTTCTTTTCCTTTAGTTTAATAGTTTCTTCTCCATTATAGTTTCTCCAATAGAATCCTTTATATTTACCTAGAGTTTTCTTTGCTCTATCAATATTAGATACATTTATCTTAAGATAATAGGCAGCTTCATCTGCACTATTCCAAACTTTTATTAGATGTAAATCATCTCCATATTGCCCTACTTTTTGTGCAGTACTTCTACTTTTTCTTCTTTCCTTTTTTGTTTTTATAGGAATGATTTTAGGAGTTGTTCTTTTCTTTATATCTTCTAAAGCTCTTTTTACTCTTGGAGGAATATCAGATTTTTCAGGATGAAGGAAATAATTATAATAATCATCTTTAAATAGCCATTTATAACCAAGTGCAGTATCCCTCTTGCCATTACATACTGGACCTATATTAGTTTTACCTTCATAATCTTTGCCAAGTATCTCTGATTCAGCAACTCTTTGAGATTGATATTCATTAAGAAAATCTCCAGTAAGAGATAGCTGAACTATAGATTTACTTTTACTTATGTTTCTATAACCCTTCTTATAAATACGTTTCCCTTTAGAAGCTTTACTCCAACGTTTTCTATAAGCAGAAGATTTCCACCTTTGTTTAGATGCTTTTGCTATTCTTTTTTTAGTTATATCTTTAAGTTTATAGCCACCACAATGATTTTTTGAGCCTGTATAGCTATAATGGCTTAACCCTCCTACATCACAATTATATCCATTTTCAACAGTATGATACAGTGCTATATAAAATGGCTCTAAAATATTTAGTACATTTACAGCATCTTCCTTAGTAGCAAAATAATGACTGTACAATCTCTTATACTTAAAATTCTCTGCACCATATTTAGCTCTTGCCCTATCTATTTTTTTACCAGCATAATGATAAGAAGAAGACTTCCAAAGTTTTCTTCTATTTTTCTCATTTACTGTTTGCCCAATATATAATTTTCCTGATGGGCTTGTATACATATAGATTACTCCTTTTATCACAGTTATGCTCTATTATAATTTAATGGCTCAAAGATAATGATTTTTACACTATCCTTGAGCCAGTTAAGTTTTTTCATTTACTCTTTTAAGCAAACTACTTAGTTATCCTAATTACCACAACCACAGCCAAAATCAGAGCTTGATGTATCACTGCTACCTTGGGTACTGTCACTGTCAGAATTACTGTCTTTCTCTCCAACAAATCCATCAGTAGTTACCATAATATCAGTATCTATATCTCCCTCTGCATTGGTTAAATCATGCATTAGCTTAACAACAGGAGTATTCTCTACATTCTTAACTCTTGTGCTAAGCTCTGTCATCTCTCCTAAATAAAGTTTTCCCATCTTGTAATAAATTATTTAGTAATATCTATTGTAATGTCATCTTTTGATGCCTTTAATATACTATAAAGTTTAGTCCAAGTAGCCTGACTATTAATAACAGTACTTCCATGCTAACCTTCATTATACCACTCCTTAGTGATTGCATTGTAATATCGTTTCATATATTTATTGTTTTAATTGTTATTTATCTGGACCAAGGATAAACTCACCTGTTCCTGCATTACCGAAAAGTTGACCACTTACTTTATCATACATATAACCTACATTGCCTACACGGACAGGGATGAGGTCAATTATATTTTCAATAGAAAATCTCCTTATTCTGTTGAAGGCATAAGAACCTAAGTATGGAGAACCTCCATTATTAATGGTGAACAAAAAACAATGTCCAGAAGAAAACTCATTGCCGTAAGTAGCAACAGAAACTGTTTTGCCATTAAGAACAACACCGGTTGGTGATATGACAACATCATTAATACCAGGTGGATTTGGCTTTTGTTTGTATAAAACCTTATTACCATATCTGATAAAGTACTCTCCCGTCACTTCATTGGTTACTCCAGAATATCCCCCAGCAGTGTTAGTTCTAGCACCAAAGACAAAACCTGTTTGTATATAATCATACAGCACTCTTACAGTCATTGTAGCATCTAATACAACACCTGTATCAATATACTGATACCCACTACTCTCTAAATACTCTATCTTTGCATCATAAGGCAGCTTCTTACTACCTCCATAAACTCTTCTTCTATTTATCATCATATCACTCAACATTTATTTTAACAGCTGCTACAATCCAAGCAACACCATTGAACAAACAGTTTATCTCATAAGTAGAATTAGCTTCAATCTCAAAGCCATCTTGGAAATATACATCCTTACTATCAGCAGTAGAAATAGCAATAGAAGGAGTAGTACCACCCGTAAGATATATAACCACTGTCCTTACAGTAGTTAAATCTGTCATAGCAGGTAGGGTAATACCAAGAGTATCTACGGCTACATCTATCCTATAATACTTGCCAACCTCACAAGTAAGTGTTGTGATAGGCAATGTAGCGTCAGTAGTATCTACTGGAGCAACAATGGTTGTTACGTTCTCTTTACCACTAATATCTTGATGCTGGGTAAGATAGGTATTAGTATCTATAGTACCATCATTCTTTATAAGTCCAGCAGTCTGTGACTTCTGAATATAGTCACTAAGGCTTTGATGTTGTGTAAGATAACCTGCATCATTAGTAAACGCACTTACGTTAGTTGGTATAACAGGTATCGTAGGCTTGTCAGTTAAGTCATTATAACTCCCACTAAAATTACTCTTGTTGTTCCAAGTGGTCTTTTCTGCATCACTTACTACTCTATGAGTAGAATCTTCACTAAGTTGTGATAATGCTGTAGGAATGGTAGGCTTGTTCTTGATAAAGTCCTTACTATTAATATTAGTTTGATTCCAATCACTTTGAATTTGTTCAGCAGGAATTGTAGGCTTATTAGTTAAGTCATTATAATCACCACTAAACAACGGAGTATCATCAGGTAAAGCACCAACCTCTGATGCAGTATATGAGGGCTTACTTGCAGCCTTTGCCCACGACGGAACTGTAGGATCAGTCTCAGTATAACCTGTAATATACCCAGCATCATTTGTAAAAGCACTCACATTCGTAGGTACTGTAGGTATAGTAGGCTTATTAGACAAGTCATTGTAGTCACCACTAAAGAGAGTTGGCTTGTCAGTCAAGTCATTATAACTACCGCTAAAAGTGCTCTTCTCATTCCAAGCAGTAATATCAGCAGAAGTAATTGTTGCAGCAGCACTTGCACTAAATACGGGGTCAGTCTCCGTGTATGAAGTGATGAATCCACTATCATTTGTCAAGTCAGAAACCTTCGTGGGAACACTAATGGTTACTGCCCCCGTATTACCATTTACCGAAGTAACAGGAGCAGAATAGGTGATGGCCGCATTCTTGCTTGCATCTACAGGAACAGCACTACCATTGAAGGTAATACTCTCAATCACATTCACATCACCACCTCCACCACCTTGGATGGTAATATTACCACTACCCAATATGGATTCATTATTGATGGTCTTGATGTTAGTGCCGCTCACAAGTTCCTCCTGTGCTCCGTCTATCTCTGAGACAGTATAAGAAGGCTTAGATGATTGTTTTGCCCAAGAAGGAACTGTTGGGTCTGTCTCTGTTTGTAGAGCTGAATCAGCTTTTCTAAGACTTACTTGCACAGCAGATGAAAGGTCAGTTGAAGGTATGCCTGTGTTTGGCTTTTGGTAAGCTGTAGCACCAGACTGAGCACCACTTCTAATACTCTCCAAATCATTAATTGGAGACTGATACTCAGTATTAGCAGGTAAAGCACCAACATCATTAGCATTAAGAATAACATCACCAGTCTTGCCATTTACTGAATTTACATTACCACTACCACCACCTTGTACATCAGACCATTCAGTATCCTCTACATTCTTAACTCTTGTGCCAAGCACTGTAATCTCGTCTAAATAAAGGTTTTCCATCTTCAAATAATCTGGATAAGGTATTAAACATGTTGTTCCATATAAACAGTCAAGAGCTTTCTCTATCAAATGATAGTCTTCCTCTGTAATTCTTGCTCTGAAGTCATTAAATACAAAGTCTCTGTAGAAAATAAGAAGCAAAGCCTTGACTGAATCTCTAAAAGGCATATAGCCCTTTACCTCTAAAGCATGAAAGTAATAGCTTAGAGTATTATAAATCATTTCATCCATGGCATCCACATCCTTTAGAAGTATAACTATAGGCTCCTGTATCAAACAGCATGTGCCAGTAATCTATGGCTTCAAGCCAATGCTCTGTCTCTACACTTGCTTTTAAGGCATTCCAGAGTAATATGAAATCTACAAACTCTGTAGGCACTTTACAGGTATCAGCCAAACTCTTTGTATAACCCATTACTCTCTGATAAAGAAGCTTATCATCAAAAGTAACTCCTATTGTTGGTCTGCTGCTATCCAATACACAAGGTGTACATTCACTGTCTATTCCTTTGCAAGTTACATAGACAAACAGTAAACTGTCACTGAAACTGTTCTTATTGAAAGCTACTTTTGCATAAGGCTTATTACTGTCTATGGCTTCTCCAGAGCTATTGACATTGGCAAAAGCTGCATTAAGGTCTGTCACACTGATTTCCAAAGAAGCCTCCTTACTCTTTCCATTACATGTACACTTAAAGATAAAGTGGTCATTTAGAACATTGGAATTAGTCTCTGAAATACCTGTGTATTCCTTCTTACTACAGTCTCTTTCCTTACTATTAGCATCTATAATAGTAATACTATCTAAATAGACATCCTTAAAATAAGCTGCCTTTATTACATGAAGATCAATATACAGCTTCTTGCCATCATCTGAAATCCTTAATTGGTCAAATATTATACTCATATTTTATCTCCTTTAAGTTAAATAAAAATAAGGGAAAGGGAGTACTCCCCCTCTCCCTTATGAGTTGAAATAAAGTAACTACTATTAGTGAGAATCATCAGTAACAGCGGCATGAAGAGCATCAATAGTAATGCCAGCTGCATCACCAACAGCTTTAGCAAGTGCATTGATAACTGCAACATCCGTTGATACAATAGTCATATCTTTCTCACTTCTGTAGCTATGAGTACCCTCATCAGTATAGGCATAGTGAAGCTCAAGAACATTATACTCCTTGGAAGGATCTACAAGATACTGAGTTGGAATATAGTTAGGATAACCCATCATTCTATACTGATCACCTCTCTCACCCATGGTAAACCACTCAAGATCTGCAATCTGATGACCATTGCCAAGACCATTAGTTCCAGGAACAACATCTGCTACCTTAGGTGTAGTAGTAACAGTAGTACCCCACTGAACATCATCTGTACCATCATAAACAGTAGTAGATACTGCATTAAACATTACAGGCTCCTGTGCCTCAATGCCAAGTGCCCAAGGCTGTGCTTTCTCTGTAATGGTAATACCATCTGCCTCTGCCTTAAAGTCAAGATATGGGTTGCAATCCTTGGTAGCTCCAATCTCTCTGGAGAAGCTAAGATTAAGACTGCTAACCATTGCCTTATAGAAAGCTGCTGCATTCATCTTAGAAGTTGCATGAACAGCTGCCTCCTTGAAGTACTGATCATTTTCACTCATGCCTACCCAATGAGTAAGCTCTATTCTAAGAATATAGTCCTGACCTGCAATAAGATCACCATTAAGACTTACCTTCTGACTCTTGAAAGGAACTCTGAGATCCTTAGCTGCAACTGCCTTTACATAACTAAGATTACATACAGGGATTCTGTCTGTCTTCATAGTAGTGTCTGCTCCCTTATAGAGGAAGTAAATCTCTTTATCCTTACCTTTGCCAACAGTTCTGAAGGCAATATCACCTGCCTTTGCATCATCACCAAATGTCTTGGCTGCCTTAGCATCTGCCACTGTTTTAACCTGATTGGCTACATACAACTGATGTACCTGATTTGTTGAAAATACTGCCATAATTATATATAATTTAAGTTCAACATTACTGATTACTATGGCAAGCAATCAGCGTTATTTATTATTAGTTATTTTGCTTTGTATAGCTTCCCTGACTGCTAGGTCAAGTATTCTTTCATGTAGAGCTTCATGAAGCTTACATTCACTTACATCTTTCTTACCATCAATACTGACATCATCAGGAAGAGGAGCTAAAATAATAGGGCTTGGCTTCTTTAAATATCTGATATAGTAGTCACCAATATTATACTTGCTTACTATCTCTATTACCCCATCTGATAAATCCAATCTTAAGGCTCTTCTCATATTAGCTCCTCTGAAAGGATTTCTCTTAGTTCTGTTATAATCATCCTGTGTGACAGGATAAACGTCTATTCTCTTAAAAGAATCACAAGAAGAATCTGTATCTACAGCCTCATAGGTAATAAACCATAAGTCCTCTGGAAGAGTAAAATAATCATGGCTGCCATCTGAGAAACTCTTCTTAATATCCATAGGCTTAAGAGTAATCTCTCTTACTAAAGGAGCTAAATATCTTCTATTTTCCTCTGTACTCTCAAAGCTATTTCCACTACCATTATTACCATTGTACAGTGCTAAGATAAGCTCCTTTTGAGCTTTAGTAAGAAATACGCTCTTTTCATACTCATCAAGAGCTATTGATGCTTGGTTATTATTTTCTTTGCTAAAGCCAGCCTGAATACTGTAGCTATTTAATAGTGTATCAAAAGTATTGGAAAATTCCTCACATGTCATAGTCTTTATATTTAATATTACTCACTTCTCTTACCTGCCTCTACCTCAAGCTGTGCTTCATTGGCATTGCCTGCCCATGCTATTTTTGCAAGTTCTACTGCTCTTTGAAGAATGGCTTCATGAGTACTCTCATTAAGCTCACAAGTCATAGCTTTGTTATAACCATTGATAGTCAAATCTTCACCAAAAGTATCTGACAGGTCTGTAAGAATAATAGGTCTTGGTCTCCTGACATATCTAATATTATATTTAATGAAGCTGTCATCACTTTTATATTTTTTCTTGTCAGCAGTGGTGACAACTATCTCTACTTTTGAAGATACAGTACTATTAACAGTAGTAGGATCACCTGTAGATTTATCTACATCAGCATCTCCTTCTCTACCTTTAGTAATAATCCTCCATGCCATATTCTTCAAAGGCTCTTTAAAAGGCTTAGACATCAGTCTCATATACTCTGTATACTTGATAGGTACAACCTGCCTGATACCTTTAACTTCTAGTTTTCCATCTTTGTTGTTAGCCATAAGATAAAGAGACTCATTAATAATAATATAAACTCTATCATCTTTTGAAATTTTATAAACAAGTGCCCTTGGATCTACATCAGGTTCTTCATTCTCCTCTTCAAGTGTTTTGCCCATAATGAGATCAGAAAAATCCATCTGTCTGATAGCTGTGTCATCAAAGCCTTTCTTAACAGTATTACCATTGGACTCTGGCTGAAAGTAGTTCTTCACTATCTCATCCTGTGCCTTTGTTAAAAAGACACTCTTCTCATATTCATTCAAGCCTGGGGCTTGATTGGATGATATATTATTGAATAGCAAATCAAACTGATTTGAAAATTCTGTTGTTGTCATATCTATTACTATTTATTGTCTCTTTATTAGCAGTTAGCATAGAGCTAACTGCATATATTTAGTCATTCTTAAGCTTTGCCTCAAGGCTATATTTAAGTTCCTGTCTCTTGACTGAACTAATATACTTGGCTGCATTGTTAAGTGTACTGTTCTCATTAATCTCACAAAGAGGACTATTGTCTTCTCTCAGATAGTAAGCATCATTCTTCATGCCTATAAGACCTGCTTCTACACACTTCTTGATAAGTACCTTTGCAGGAAGAAGTTCATCTTTTACTGTTGCAAGGAACCTACGAGGATCACTCTGAATATACTCATTAACCTTACCTTGCAGATAGTCAAGCTTAACCTTTGAAGAGATAGGTCTACCACTAATAAGTTCTACTACAACTCTCAGTGTTTCAAAGTCATTCTCAATCTTACCATACTCCATATAGCATCTCTTGATAGTATCCATCTTGTTAAGATTCTGGTGAGCTTCTGCATTCTCATTGATAATGACAAACTGATAAGTAGCTTTTGGTCTGTCCTCAAGCTCTTGAAGAGAACTTGCTATATAGTCCTTATTGGCAAGAAGAATCTTATATTTAATGTAGTCCTCTGGAATACTAAGATCCAAATAATTATCCTGCTTATGAAGAATAACTCTACCTATACCCATAGGATTGCTGTCATCCCAGAAGTTGTCTTTCTTTCTGTAAACACTAAGAGCATTGTACTCTAAGCCCATTGCCTTCTCAAGAAAGGCTTTCTCATTGTTGGTAAGTACATTAACAAAGCTACCTGTACTGCTATATCTTGGTACTACAAAAGCTCTGATTGCATTCTCTGCCATACCACCATAAAGTACATGCTTTGGATTCTGAACCATCATAGAAGGACGTGGAATAAACCTTACTATTACCTTCTCATTCCTAAGACAATTTACAGGCTCTGAACTGTCAAATGAAGAGCTTCTGCTTATAGGATGCTCTTCTGGTTTTTCCTGCTTAACTCTCTTGGGAATCTCTTTCTTTACATCATGTACTTCTGTGTCAATTACCATACCATTCAAAGGCTGCTCTTCTACTCTTTCTTTAGCCATAATTATCTTCTCCTTTTTACTTGTTTAATTAAAAAATAAAAATAGGGAGAGAGATTACTCTCTCCCTACTATGTTAGCCTACCAATACAGCAGGAATCAAACTCATTGTCCTTGTAGGATCAAGCACACAGACACCAGTAGTAGTCATCTTGTGAATCTCTGCACTATCCTCATCAAAGCTCATGTTAGGATTACCCATCTGACCAGTGAAAGGATTTCTAAGACCCCAAGCATAAGAGGTCATATCACCTACCTGACCCTTGACACCTACCTTGAAGATATTGGGCTGATCCATAGTACCAATATCAAAGATGTCATATCTGTAAGAATAAGCAGGGCCACCAAGTGGATGCTGAATCTTATTTCTCACAGGATCATCATACATAGGATCAACATCAACCTTTACAGTAACACCATTAGGTGCTCTGAACTCAACAAATTGGAAGCCTGCTGCAAGAGCATTCTGATGAAGCTGACTGTTGGTCTTCTGTACAACACCAATGTTGTCACCATTAATCTGGAAAGCACTCCAACCACTGACAGTATCAAGTACTGCCTTATGGAACTGAATAGCACCTCTCTCACCTGTCTTGATGATAAAGGTTCTCTCACCAAATGGCAACTTAGCTGCTGAGAGCTGATAGAGGGCGTCCTCAATAAGCTTCAAGCTGAAGGTATTATAAGGAATGGTATTGCTGACCTCCATCTGCTCAAAGAGACCTGCACCCATCTTGATAACCTCACCACTCTTGCCATAGTTGAGATACTCGCCATTGAGGTTTCTGTTGCTTCTACCATAGGCAATGACATTGTTCTTATAGTCTGCCCACTGCTGTTCAAACTGCCACTGCTCATAGTGCATCCACATATTAGTGGTGTCATGGGTAAGTCTGCCATTGACTTCCTTGATGATAGGAATACCAAAGGCAACTTTCTTATTAAGCATATTGCCAGGCACCTTGTCATAAAGTCTGATAGAGGTGAACTCATTCCTCATGGAGATAGGGCTTGAGTATCTTACAGCACCTACTTTTCTAGAGAGATCTCTCTCAACAGGAGCATACTCTACAGAGAATCTCTTACCTGCCTGAAGCTGCTCTGCTGGCATACCAGTAGTAATGCCACCCATAAGCTCTACCTTATAGACAGTATTGGTTCCCTCATTTCTACCCTCACCAAGAATCCTCAGTGGATAAACCTCATTAAGCTCACCTACAATAACCTCACCATCACCAAACCAGTCCTCATTAAAGACTACATAGAATGGCTCACCATTGCAACCTACATTGCCATACTCTGAATCTACAATAACATTATCTGCATCCCTTGCCTCTACCAAAGGAATATTTCTTGAAGTACTACCTACTACATCCCATGTATACTCATCATCACTCTCAAACTCCTTAGTGGGGAACTGAGAAAGGAATGTGTCAAGTGTCTTACCTCTATAATATGCAAGCAACTGAACCATCAGATTGGTAGCCTTCTGAGGCTGCATCTGAAAGATACTTCCCAAGTGATTAGTTTTGGTCAGACCCTTCCAATGGTTGAAAGTCTGCATCTGAAATCTGTTTAATTTACCAGCCATTTTTCTTAAATTTAAGCATTAATCAAAATATCTTCTTATGCTTAGAGGTCAAGTCTTACTCCCTTACCCATGTAACTATATGGATCATCTTTTGCATTTGTAACCATTCTTAAGCTACCATCAGATGATCTACTTGTATTGTTAAGTGTATGCTCAAGCTCCCTAAGCCCTTTCCTTACTTCTTTCTTTACTTTACCCTTTACAAAGCTGTCAAAATCCTTAAAGCCATTGGTGATAGTGAAGATTAAACCTACCTTAGCTAAGAAGTCTCCTCTATGCTCACTCTCATACCTCTGGATGGCTGTAAGATAATCACCTGTATCAGGGTCTTTATACACAGGTCTTGTGATATTCTCAAGTGCTTTCTTTCTGACATCCTTGCCAATCTCCATGTCACCCATGATCTGCTTGTCTGTCATAATGTCATTCTTGAGTTTTTCTGCTGCCTTTGCTCTGGCTGCTTTCTCTTGATCACTCTTTTCCTGTGCTTCTTTCAACAGATTATTATAGGCATTGCTGAAGAACTCTCTATTACTCTGTAGAGCATCCTTTGCATCCTCAATATCATTGCCTGTATCAATACTTCTTTCTGTAAGTTTCTGAGCTCTCTCAGGCTTCTCACCTTTATTGATAAAGTCCTGATAAATAAGATTCCTTCTAAGCTGCTCTCCTTTTTCTCCTTCTTCACTGATCTGTGCATCTGTAATACCTGAGATATAGCTAAGTGTATTCTCATACATCTTAATATCATTAGGCTCTACACCACTGTCCAATGCCTTACTAATCCTCTGTTGTTTTTCATCAAGTCTGGCATTTACCTCATCTTCAATAAGGCTTGCAAAACTCTCTGCATCATTTGCCTTCTTGATGACATCATCTGTAAGGTTAGGGAAGATACCATCCACTGCCAAGGCACTGGCAATGGAAGAGTAGAAGTTATTTGGAGAAGTACCACTGTCTTCATCAGTGGTGGTATCTTCCTTTTCCTTAACATCTTTCTTCTCACTACCTACGACCTCTGGCTTATCATCCTTAGGATCATCAAAAAGATCTTCAGGGTCAATAGCCTCAGCAGTGCTATCTTTTTCCTTTGTTTCCTCTTTATTATCTTGGGGTTTATCATCAACTTTATCCTTATCATCTTTACCCTCATTAGGCTCAGATGGTTTAGGATCATTATCTTCAGGAGTAGTAAACAGGTTCTCTATTTCCTGCTCTCCAAGGATATTGTCAAATCCCAAAAAACAATAATTCTTCTTTACTTCTTCCATATTTATTTCTCTTAAATTGATTATCTCCGTTAGTAGCTTTATTTCAAAAGCTTATAGCTGTTTTAATGAAAACAGCTAACTTCTATTTTCCTTATGCAAAAGTATCTATTTCTTTTACATTCATTATAATTCTAACAGTTCTTCTTAACAAACCTAAAGGTCTTTCTTAGCTTTATCCTTTTATACCTACCTTTAAGCGGCTATTTACTACCTAGTAGAGGTTCTATATGACTTCTTTCCAGGATAGTTCCTATTAAAGTAATCATCATTCTCAAGACCTGATGAATTGCTATCACTCTTCTTAACATCACCATTAAAGATGATCATCTTTTCCTCTCTATAAAGCATTAACTGAAGCAAAGACATAATAGAGTCATAGTTGCCATTAGGATTCCATAATATAAGCTCTTTTAATAACTCTCTATCCTTAATATTATATAGGTTAGGAAGATTTATCTCTACCTCTTCACCATTTTCATTCTTTATAGTTCTTGTAGTAGTCTTCATAAGCCAGTCTTTAATAAGACCAAAGCCATAGTTAATGATAGGTACTGTAGCTCTTACACCAAAGGCTGTATTGCCTATTCCCTGTACTTTAATAAGTTGTTTATCTCTCAGATATTCTGGTGTTTCTGCTAATAAATAAAGACAATGGCATTTACTAAAATAAGCAAAGCAACCCTTGGCATTATTTTCATACATACATTTACCATTATAGAAGATGCACATCTTCCTGAGTAGCTCATATAGGTCATCTGACATAGGAGGTCTACCTATATAGGATGCTGCCAAAGTATCTGTCCATAAATCAAGCACATGAATAGAACCTAATGATACACTGTCTGCCTGATCATTATAATATGGGTCAAGACTTAAAATATATCTTCCTTGTGGTATCTCACCATTACTGTTTTTCTTTGGCATGGAATATATCTGCAAGGCTCCTCTTGGGTCAGTATCTTTCTTTAAAGGATAGTCTCTTATTGGCAAGTCTGTATTGTTTACAAAGTCTACACCACCTGTACTTTCATTATACACAAGATCACCTACATATACCTCATCATAAGCAGAAGGATTATTATCAAGTTCATTAAGTCTGTTATTAAGCTCTGTAACAGGAAAGATATTATTCTTACTTCTTATAATTGCCTCTTGAGGAGTAATAGGATATTGGGATATACGTTTGGTAATTGTATTAACATCAGTACTTCCATACTTTACCTTATATCTATCCATTAGTAGCATAAGCAAAGCTTTGGTAACATCACTGTTACCATCCTCATCAATACAGGTATTATCATAATTTAAATAAGCAGGATAGAACTCTGTTATCTTCTTTCTACCTTGACCTTCTTTATCAAAGACATTGTCAAGAGGTTCCATGTTATATCCTTCTGGAGAATAGATCATCTCTGCAAATGCTGTGAAATCACTTTGGTCATCTCCCGCAGTGCCGTAAGATACTATAAGGCCGAATACTGAACTACCCTGCTCTACTGATGGTCTTATAAGGTTATACATATTAAGCAAGTCCTTAAAGATACCTGCCTCCTCTATGAGATATAATACACCACGAGAACCATTAAGTTTATCTTGGTTTACACCTGAGATAATACCAGATACTTCATTTTTACTGCCATACTCTACATCACTGCCTTTCTTTTTATAGCCCATCTTCCATGTAAGCTCAGCAGTACTGCTTTTAAGTCTTTGACTTGCAAACTGGGTATTTTTAGCACAGAAGTCTATGTCATCCTTAAATACTGAAAGTATTTGGTTTGTTCCTACTAACTTTGTTTTATCAGCCGCTGTTACAAGACATTGTACTTCCTTTTGGTTATCTGAAGATTCACCAAGAATAAACCTTTTGGCAAGCATGGCTGCACCAAGAGTAGTTTTTCCTTTACCACGTGAAGCAAGTTCTGCTGCCTGATGACCATGTTGTCTTGCCTGTAAGAAGTAATGGCTCATAAAGAATTGCCCATCCCAAAACTTAGGATGCTTTACTACACGTATATCCAAACCATCTTTTCTCTTAACAGTTTGATGCATAGGGCAGTAATTAAGCATGAAGTAATAGTCACCTGTTACCCACATACCTGTAGAAGGATCAATAAATCCATCCCAACTTCTCCTTCTTTCCTCTATAAGCCATTTACCAAAATCACTGTTAGGGTTTCTATTAGGTCTTAACTTGGTATAGCTGCCAGTATCTTCCCATACCTTTGCTGTCTGTCTAAAGTAGTCTGTATGCTCAAGAATAGGTGGATGAGTAACATCTATAATAGCTCTTCCATACTCATCTCTTGGTAGTTCATGTATATAAGGCCTGTCCTTGCTTACCATCCATTTTATGAATGGCACATTATTAAGATAATCCCAAAATTGCTCAACTACTTCATTTGGATATTGGTCTAAATGTAAATCTTCAAGTGGTGTCTGACATTTATTAAATACTACATTCTCCATAACTTCTACTTTATTCAAGCAAAAGTACTGACTCTTAAAGAGATGAGGAAGTCCTTAAAGAAAGAGATAAGTAAAACTAAATCAAACTATTATATCCTTAAAGGTATCATACATCCTCATAATAAGATAGCCTATAGTATAAGCAGGAGGCTCATCTTTATCATCAACACTGTAAGCTTCAAGCATAGCCTGTTTAATATGTTCAGCTTCATGGACTATAGAGTTGAGATAATCATAGCTATTCTTATGTCTATTAAATCCTACTATACTTACATGCTTTTTGAGGTTACTTTGAGTAAATGCCAATGCTTTACCTGTAGACATCATGTTATAGATATTATTTATACTCCATTTAGGAGTATCAATAGCCTTTAGTTCATCAGCTACTATATCAAAAAAGTCATAGTCAATATTATAAAAGACTATGACTTTCCAATAGCTTTGGACATTGAATGATTGTCTAATCATAACATTCCATCCCAATCTATAGGATTATTCATAAACATACAGTCAGCATAAAACCTATTAAATATAAAGCCTTCTGTAGCATCAGGGTCATCAATCATATCTTTAATGAATAAAGCAAGATGCCTGTCATCTTTAGGTACTGAACTGCCTAAATAATCAGCTTGGCACATATTAGCTACATATACTTTGTCATATAAAATATCCCTGTCAAGCTTTATATTCTCTGCTTCAAGAAGAGAATCTATCTGCTCTTTAGTATATGGCTTAATATATTCTTTACTGCCATCTACTCTTTTATACATTCTCTTAGATGCCTCAGTACATAACTTCTTATTAAAGTGACAGCCATAGTTGTTTATATATCTTTTCATCCCTTCAGGGATTTCATCATAGCTTCCTGTCTTTGTCTGATACATAATAATTAAAATTAAAAGGGTAGCAAGTATAAGCTTACTACCCTTATAGTTAATAGTTATCTACGAGGATAGTTATATCCATATCTACCTCTCTTGCTTTCATATCTCTCATCATCTTCATCATATTCCCTATGATAAGAAGGAGTTCTATAATCAGGCTCTTCCATAGCTTCCTCAAGGCAATCCTCAAGTTCTTCAGTAAACTTCTTCATCTTCTTTACTTTCTTGAGCATCTCCTCATGGTCTTCAGAGTTTCTAAATCTTATTATCATCATAATCTTTAAGTATTTTGTTTTCCTTTAAGTAAAGTCATAAGTTCACTAAACTGGCTTTGCATAGTAGAGAATTGTTGCTTAAGCTCTTTTAATTCTGCACCATTAGGATTAGGATTAATTTGAGAAAGAACATCTTCATATTGCTCTACAAGTTTCTTATGTTCATCATAACTATTTACTATATTTCTACTAGCTTGTAGTTTTGCATTTACATAATTAACTAAAGCATCTTTACTATCAGCAAGAATAAATGTCTTGTTACCATAATCAGCTACTGCACTATTACTAGGAATCTGTTTAAAAGATAATGTGTTTCCATCTCTTATTGCAGTAATATCAACAACACTACCTGGAAGTTGTCCCATATTAACAGGGAAAGCTGGTTTGGCTTCTTCAATAGTGGCATTAAAATAAATCATTTTATCACCACTAAGGTCAAGACCATAGAGAACATTGCCTTTACTTAAATTGGAAAACATAGTTATAAAATTTTATGAATTAGTAGTTGTAGTTTTTACTCCAGCAGCTGCTCCAGAACCACTAGTAGCCTGTGCAGTACGATTAGCCCAATAACTTGCAATAAAATCAGTACCAGCTTGAGCATACCATGCAGGAACTACAGCATACTGATTTTGAGGCAAAGTAATAGTAGCAGGTTGCTTAGCAGCAATGTTACTAATCTGAGCCTGTAAAGGAGCAAGCATAGCAGCAAACTGAGCAGTCTGATTACTATTATTAATATTACTCCTAAGGAGAGCATTATCAGCAGTGAGACTATCAATCTTATTCTGAAGCTCTCTTTCTTTAAGGTCACAGAACTCCTTAGTAATCATTGTGCTTTGATTAGCAAGAGCATCAACTATACGTTGAGTATTAGCAGTACCTTGAGTAGTCAACTGATTAGTTTGCTGACATACAGAAAGTTGGTCTGCTGCTTCTGATTGAGCATTTTGAAGTTGAAGAGCTGCTTGATTTTGTGCAGCTTGTAATGTAGCAGCAGCATGATTAGCAGCAAGACTAGCTTGAATATCATTAGTTTGATTAGCAATAGCAAGTCTATTTTCACAGCAGCACTGACAAATCTGTTGACTAAGACTAGCATTACCACTCTGAATTGCATTCTGAACTTGAAGACCACTCATGCCAACTTGCTGACCTACAGACTGAATAGAAGACTGAATGGTATTAATAGCAGACTGAACTGCATTTACAGAGCTATTAGTAATCTGAGCAAGCTGAGCAGCAGCATCTGCACGACCATTAATAGCCTGCAACAGAAGGTCTCTACCAGCATCATTACTCATTTGATTAGCAAGATAGCCAGTACCGTTATTGCCACCACCAAAGCCATTACCATAACCATTGTTACCCCAAAGTAACCACATAAATAAAATCCAAATCCAATAACCATTATTACCAAAACCACCATTGTTTTGCATGGCAAGCAAAAGATTTGGGTCAATTCCATTAGTAGCTGCTTTTGCTACATCAGGAAAAACAAATACACCATTGTCACTTGACATAACTTTAAAATTTAATTGTTAGTAAATATAAGAACGTTCTTGATGCTACAAAATTACTAATAATCATATAGTATGTCAAACAATGCTTATAAATAAAATAAGCTCCTAACTATCAAATAGTTAGGAGCTAAAAACATTACTTTATTTTAAGTTCATCCTTATACCAGAATAACTCCTTAAAACCAACTCTTTTCTTTCCTTTGGGAAGTTTACCTTGTCTTACTAAATCATCAAATCTGCTTCTAGACATATTAAGATAAATACAGGCTTGTTCTTTACTTAAAGCTATATGTGATAATACTTCAAGCATTTGAGCAGCTTCTTCCTCAGATAGCTCACAAGTACCTGCATCTATCTTATTAGCAGTATCTCTTAATAATTTAGTCAATAGTTTCTTTAATGCTTGCATAGTTTAAATTTTAAGTATAAGATTATGAATAAAAATATTGCAGCTACAATTAAGTGCAACATTAAATAACTTCTACAAGAAATAGGAATTCCATATTTATCATCTATAAAACAAATAATATTATTTGTAAATATATAATAAATAAACATCCTATGATATATACAAAACTTGAATACAAAAGAACTTAAATATATAAATAGAAGAGGAAGAATACCAATTCCAGCTACATAACTAAGAACTTCTGTTTCAATACCAAAATAAGATAAAATGGTATTAGCTAGAAAACATCCAGCTAATACCATTGGAATTATCTTTAAAAATAGTATTTCTAGTTTATAAAGAGCCGCCTTTTCCATATCTACTACGGTGCATTGTAAAACCTGCTTTAGGAATCATAGGTTTAGCTCGTCTACTAGAATTATTAGACATTGCCTTACTAGAGGACTTAGAACTTCTACTACTACTTGACTTTGTCATAGCTTATTAACTTTTATATTATGTAACAACTCACTCACTAAATTAGCTACAACATTTTGTTCAAAAGCATTCTGTTCATCATTCTTACGAGTACTAAGAACACCGTTTATGTATGAACAAATATGTTGTAGCATAATATTATTTTCGTGAGTTTCTTTTCTTATAGTATCAAGAGTATCTAGAACATAACTTTCTTCTTTATATGTCATAATTTACTCAGTTTCAATACCAACTTTATCAACAAGTTCTATTGCTTTTCTAACAGCTTCTTCAGCGTCACATTGAAATTTAAAAACAAGTTCTTTAGCCACTTCAAATATCCTGCAATTCCTTGTAGTAGGCATCTTATTATCTTTAGCAAAATCAAATACCTTACTCCAAGTATCATTAACTACAGACTTGAAGTCAAGCTGAATATTCAGCTTCTCCTTGATATGCTCCTTACCTTCTGAGTCAATATAAGTCACCCAATCTTCATCAGAGCGAGCACCACGCTCTTTAATCTGAGAATCAATAATCTCAACCTCTTCTCCAGTACTCCTGAGAATACTCTTACCTCCAATAGGAGGCATCATATAAGTTTTATCTTCCATAATTTATATTCTTTATTAACATTTTCACTTGCAGCTCTATCCACTCTTTCCTTTTCTTCTCCTGCTGGAGAAAGGGTTGAAAGAAATAGGATAAGAGGTATAAACTTAATTGTTCAAACATAATCTTTTATCTTTGTAAAGACAGCCACCTAAGTAACTGCCTTTTGTATTGAGTTATTACAATAACTCAGTGCGAGTATCAAGACAACTCGCCGTAGGTAGGAGTAGAACCATCATTCCTCTTTAAGACCTTGTTCCTTAATAAATGCTTGGGCATCTTCATAAGTGTCAAACTCCTTATAAGAAGTACCAGCACCTGGATAAGTACTACCCACTGCTCCATCTTTATCTGGAGTATAAACAATAACATCGTCTTTATAGACAACTGGATATTTGCAATTTAATTCTACCATAGTTTTATTATTATAAAGTTATAATTTAAGCCTGTTTAGTAACACCAGTAATAGTAACACCCATATTCTGAATTGCTGTTATAGCATCATCAGAAGCTGAAGTTCTAGTTCCACGGACAGATATAGTCTTAAACCATTCTGGTACATTAGGATTGGCCAATGTACAAGTTGCTTGGTCAATAAGCATATTGTCCATTGATATAGTATCAAAAGGAACGTTTCCTTCCATTGCAAGAATAGTAGCATTTTGGCGACCTTTAGCAGTCCAAGTAAAGTTAGTATCAATTTTACGACCAGCTTGAGATATAAATGATACTTTAGCAGGAATTTTAGACATATCACCAGCTAATGAAAGATTCTTTAGATCAGCTAAAGCAGTTCCTTCTAGTCTAGTCATACCAGCAAAATTATCAACATTTCCCCTAAGTTGAGTATCGGATAAATATATTCCTGTAATATTAGTAAGTTTACTTAATGCACTAATATCTCCGTAGACTTTAGTATTATTTAATATTAAGTAGGTCATACTAGTAAGATTACTTAATGCACTAATATCTCCAGTAACTTGAGTATTATTTAAGTTAATGTGAGTAAGATTAGTACAATATTTAATATCTTCAATATCAAAATATAAATATGTCTTAATGTTGCTTGGAAACTTAATTACGGTTAATGAATATTTATTATCAATAGTCAGAATAGCATCTGCATCATTAGATACATATAGTGCTACCAAACCATCAGCAGCAGTAATAGTCTTTGTGTTACCAAGATTGCTTGTCAATGTATTATCAGTAAAATGAGCACCAGATACTTTAACAGTAATACTGTCATTAGTACTCAGCCAAAGACCACGTTGTGAATTATGGCTTAAAGCATCTTGCTTTAACCAATTAATTCTAAGTTGCCCAAGAACAGGAAGATTATCATTATCTACACTACTTGGAAGTTTTGTAATAAAACATTTATTCATAATTTAATAACTTTTATATATTCTGGATTATTCTCAATAGAGACAATAGTGTTAGTATCTACTACATTACCTTCGCTATCATTAGGATTACTCTTCTTGTAAATATCATCAGTAGTAGTCTTTACTTCATCTACATTGGCTTTTAAATCAAGAAGTTTCTTTAGAGTATTACTATTAGTGAAATCTTTTAGGAAAGTTTCTATCTCCTTTAAGCTATCAATAGTAGTGGTAATATCATTTAGTACCAAGTATCTTATTGATTTGTTCATCAATATAACCTTTAACCTGCTGAGGGCATCCTACACCAAAGTAAGGCTGACCATCTGTCTTAATACCATATAGTATTTTCTCATTAACATCTACAGTTACACAGACAAACTCTGGATTATCAGTAATTAGATGAATAGTATTAAAGTCTACAATGTCATCGCCATCATTATAGTTACTTCTTTTACGTACTTCATCTACAGCTTGTTGTACATTTGTAGCATCAAGTTTACTATCACTATGATTATATGTTACATTACTCGCTGCACTCGCTGCACTTGCTTCACCAGTCTTTGTTGAAAGATGGACATAGTCCTTACCATTCCACGCATATTCAGAATACTTGGTTACATCATACTGACTACCATCCCAGCTACCAACCCTATATACTGTATTTGCTAAACCAATAGCAGGTAATACATCAGTCACGGCTGTAGTCTGGTCTGTGGCAGTAACAGATACATACTCCTGATTTAGAGTAGTAATAAGATTATTTACTTCTTCTTTTGTATATGTTTCATTTTTAGTATATCTGTCAGCTTCTGCTTCTTGCGCTCTTGAAGTTTCTGTGGCAACAGCAGATGCTATTCTAGAATCAACACTACCACCAGTACCTACTGCTTCCTCTAAAGTATCTACTCTGCCATCAAGTGCATTCTCTGCATTGGCAGCTCTTGTCTGTTCAGCAGTAATCTTGCCATCAAGAGTAGACTCAGCTCCTTCAGCTCTTGTCTTTTCAACATTAACAGCATTAGTAATATCTTCATTAATTTTATTATGTACTGATTTAGAGAGTTTACTTACCTCTATTCCATTATCGGGTATTGAATCTCCTAATATTGAAGGATAAAGATTATTGTTATCTTTATCCTTGAATTGAATAATTTTATCAGCCATTTATATATATATATATTTATAATTTACACTTCTTTTATTATCTCATATTTTAAATTCTCATCAGAACTACTTCCTGATCCTATTTTTTTATCTAAATCAGTAATTCTTTCTTCTACTGATTTCTGAGCTACACTATCATATATTTGATTTGCATTAGCTATGATACCACTTTCATCTGAATTAATAAGAGTACCAAGTAATTGTGTATTATTTCTTTTGTCTTTATTCATGGTGCAAATATAATATATTTATTTTTATGAACAATACAAGTTTAGTTATTTAATATATATTAACTAACAGCAAACGTATAAGTACCTTTATTGTGCCTTGTTTTACACACATATAATGTATAATTACCTTTATCTATAACATCATACCGCTGTACTGCATCAAGTGCTCCTTTTTGAATAATACTACTAATATTAGAAACCATTCCATTCTTAGGAATAGCTATAACTAGATAAGCTAAATTATAAGGATTCATCATATGATATTGTCCATTAAGACTATGTTTAATTAGCTTAATACCTGTATTATTCCAATAGTCAGGATTTGGTATATAGCACATATAAGATGGCAACACTGCATAAATAGTCTTACTAACTACTGGAAAAGTAATAGAAACTCCTTTATATGTTGCTGTACCTCTTGCTTCAATATTTACTTGTGCAGGAGAATCATATTTATATTCTACATTTACATTATCATCTTGAATATCAACTTCACCTTTACTATTAATATTATAATAAAGATGTTTATGTGTGTAATTAGTATCTTTAGAAATAATACCATTTGCGTTCTGTAATTGAATAGTTATATTACTTGATACATTAGGAATATATTCAATTACATCAGTAGCTTCAATAATAGTCTTTGGTTGTAGCTTTTCACTTTCAAGAGCAGCTATCCTGTTATTCCATTGTTCCATATCATGCACAAGGTCACTATCTACACCAGTACCAGCCTCTATAACTTTCTGTGCCTCTGGAGTAAGCTTATCCCATGTAACATTATGGTCTTTTATTTTATCAGTGGACACAGAGTTTTCAGCAAGCTTTTCTTCTGTAACAGCTTCATTAGCAAGTTTTCTTGTAGTGACAGCACCCTCATTAATGATAAGTCCAAGTTTCTTCTTAGGCTTATCCTTAAGCATTGCCTCACTGAAATATGTCTTTATCTCTTTACTCATATCATGTCATTTTATGCTACAAAGATAGTAATTACTATATGTTTCATCCATGATTTAATCACTATCTTAAGGCTTTCTAAATACTTCATTTATAGGCATTTTGATTAATAAAGCATTGGCTTGGTTCAGTAAGCAACTGCTGAGCAGTTGTCATATAAACTATTTACTGTTCTTCTGCCTCATCTGCTGCTCCCTTAGCCTTACCTCATCATCATGCTTCTTAATGTCAAAGTTCAGCTTGTCTGACTGTTGTTTCATCCTTTCATCAAACTGTCTTACTTGCTCATTAAGTTTTCTTTCCTTTTGATCATTGTCTGCAACAGTGCCTTGGTTCATAAGTGCATACCTCTGACTTTCTGCCTGACTATTAATCTGACTTACAAGCAGTTTAGTCTCATTATTGTCACTATTCATCTGATATTCTTGCTGCATCTTAGCCTGCTCTATCTGGGCATTCTGTTGCAACTGCTGCTGCTGAAGCTGATATTGTTGCTGTTGCTGTTGTTGTGCTTCTTCTTTAGCTCTCTTCTCATAAATCTCTATCATTCTCTGCTTATCCTGCAAGCTTGTTGTTGTATATAACTTCATGATAGTTGAGAAGTTCAGTGCTTGATTCTGAAGAGCTGCTTGTGCAAGTGTATCAAGTTTCTGATTAAGTTCCTGTATACCATTGCTATTATCGACAACTAAGCCATAGTCATTCTCTGAGAACTCATCACCATCTATCTCAACAAGTTTCTTGGCACCATCTGAGGTAATATAGTTAAACTTTTCTTTTCTTCCTCTCATGGCTATTTTGGCTGTCTCAAGTAAGCACTCAAGCACTCTCTTCTTAACATCATCATGGATAAAGAACAGCCACTTAGTAATAGCTGAGCTTTGTAAGGTAGCTCTCTCAACACCACCAACTGTTTCTCTGTTACTAATCTGGCCTTCTCTCTGTTTAGAGATGCCTATCATCTGACCTATCTGAGTATCTATCCATGCAAGTAAATTAATATATCCTTGAATATCATTGCCTAATGTAGCATCAATAACTCCTGAAGAGGCATTATTCATGGCTCCTGCAAGCTTGCCAGTTGCCATACCTACATTACCTTCCTTAAAGCTATCCTCTACTGCTATACCATTTACTTTCATGTAATACAGCCATTTGTCTATATCCCAGCCTTTAGGAACTTTGGCAAAGTCAAGTCTTATAATCTTACCTGGGTTTTTAGCTATCTCCTTATTAAGTTTGTCATGGATAATATCATAAAGATAGGCATAAGGCTTAACTCTGTCTATCAAGCTATAAGGCTCATCACTGTTGATATTGTAGATACTTCCTACTATTCCAAAGTGGCATCTGCTTGGGTTACTAAGCCTGTTATACTGCACAGGTCTTGGTCTCATATTTACATAGATGTCTTTACCTATCTTAGTACCTTCCCATGCTTCATTAACCCAAAATGTTTGCTCTTCTTCACCTAAAGTTTCATCAATAATATAGTTTTCTGGATAAAAGTTAAACTGCTCTTCACCTGTCTCTGGATCATAGCTCTTTACTTTCTTTATCTTTCTTCTTGATTTCCAATATACCCTAAGTACTCTTACATTACCATTAGGATCATATGGTAATAGACTATAATTATAGGTATCATCAAACAGCACATAAGGGTCTATACTATTATCTACAACTCCATCTACATCTATCCTTGGTATAAAGCCATATCTTGGGTCTACATTATCCATACTATCAACAGCACCATAAAGACCATTGCCTGTGCCTTCCTCTATAGCCTTTATATCCTTGTCTTGCAACTGATCATAGAAAGTATCAATAACCTTGCCTGGAGACCAATAATCTTCAAGCACTATCATGTCAGCATCTTCTACCTTATTGGATGAACTACTCTTGATAATCCTTACCTTCATAGGGTCAAGCTTGGTTACTGTTGGTTCTCCGCCAACAATATCACATTGATATATCTCCTCTCCTACTGTATAAGCATCTACAAATCCCTTGTTAAACAGTTGATCAATGCTAAGCTCTCTTACATAATGATTAAGCAGTTCATTAGCCCTCTGCTCTCTTTTATCTTGATATTCATACTGGAAGTAATCTGATAGATTCTCAAGCTCTCTGTTAAACTGATTTTCATCTTGCTGCTCATCAGAGATAAGTGCCTGAAGTTTCTCATTAACCTGCTTGTTTTTAGCCTCTTCCATCTCAGATATAGCATTGGGATTAGTAACTACTACCCTATAATCAAATACTCTATATGTTTCCTCTCCTCTGAGTACTTCAAGCTTTGAGTTGATAATAGGGTAATGTTGTACACTATCTGGAATAAAGCTGGCATCAAGATCATAAGGATTGACATATCTCTTCATATCCTCCATATGTATCTTACCATTAATAAGGTCATAGTCTATCTTCATCTGATAGACACTCTTCCTTGCCAAATGGTAGTTAAGTATGCTGTGACTATCCCCGAAGTCCACATTTTTTTTGCGCCAAGATTTATTCTTTCTTTTGAAAGACAACTGTTGAGGAGGAAATCCTCCAATAGCACTATAACTCATATAGCCCTCCTTTCTTCCTTATAATCCTTTTTATATACCCATCTAAAGCCTGCATCTGTTTTTCTTTTACCATTACAAACATCTGGAATATGATTCTGTCTTTTGCCTCCATGACAAAATTTATCTGCAACAATAGTTGATGGAAATTCTCTAATTACATTGCCATCTAAATCTAATTGAAGTACAGGTAGTGAATTATTAATTCCACTTTTTTTGGCTGCTTTTATTAGACTCTTCCATCCATTTTTCTTCATTGTCTCTCTGCCCTTAGTAGCTACTTTGGCTAGTTGTATCTTTTGTTCCTCAGTATAAACTCTTTTCTTTCCAGCTTCAGAAATTCTTTTCCTTGCCTCTAAAGTGTGATGCTTACCTAACATTGGAGGATTTTTACTCTTTATTTCTTTCAACTTTTCGCGAGTTTCTTCAGATATAGCTTCTGCTCCTTCTCCACCATCAGCAATATTATAACTTAGATTAAGTCTTTTATAGTGGGCAATAAGAGTTCTCTCTAATGTAATAGCTCTATCTTTGCTAGTTCTACAAATAACTAAATGAGTAAAATTATCCCATCCATATTTTTTTATTGCATTAAGAAACTTTCTGCAATGGGTATATTTCTGACCAGAGTATCCCCATCTTTTATTAGGATTTACATGATGAGTTATACCAACATATACTTTCCCATTAATTTTATTAATATGTAAATAAACTAGAAAAACATGATTAGAGTATTGTCTATGTGGATCTTTCAACTCATCAGTAGAGAGTCCTCTATCCACACACTTTTTTCTCCATGCTCTCTTCTTTCTGTTATATGATAGTTGCTGAGGAGGAAAACCTCCTATTTCACTGTATGCCATATATCATCTTTTTTGCTTACAAAGATAGTAGTAAAAGTAAAGTTCTCTGTATATATAATAAATTTTCTTAGACTTCCTAAACCTTTGACATAGAGTATTTTCTATAGCCTATATAGTATCTATATATCCTATTAGTCCTATCTATAGTAAATAAAAAAATAGGTAAGCCCTCACCGCCTTGGACTTACCTATTAAAAACTAAAAACCAACCAATCAACAATCCCTAAAACATTTATCAACAATCGGATAAACTTTCTATTGTCTGATGCAAAGGTATCAATAATAGCTATATTATCCTACACCCTAACAATCTTGCTTAGCATTTCTCAAGAAGAGAATAATTATTAAGCTATAATCTTACTTTCAGTACAGCTCAGTACTCCATTATGTATCTTCCTGTGACAATTAGCACAAACACAGATAGTCTTTGCCAATTCTTTCTTTACATCTTCAAGAGTTGCTGTATGTGGTATCTTTCCTATACTAAAGCACTTGCTTTCCTTATTTACATGATGAAACTCCAAACAGCAGTCATCTGACTCTCCACACATACAACACCTTGAATTATGCTTCAGCTCCTTGATATATCTCTTTATTATTGGGTTCAAAACAGTCCTTTATTACAGTTATTCTGCACAAAGATAAAAGAACTCAGGAAGATAGACAAAGACTAAAATAAAATCATAAGCATTTCTTAGGAAAGATAGTAGTATATAGCACTCACTTTAACTATATCACCTTTATCAGAACTCTTTATGCAAGAACTTTTCATAGAGAAGAGTGTGTTTAATATACCCCATTTCTATAGCATATTTATATAGCTTTGCCAGGCAGTTTGAAGCTACCATGTAAACTTCTTCTGGCCATCCATCATTTTTTCCTTTGATTGGTAGATGGGTAATATAGTTCTTGATACCATCTTTATCAAGAGATTTAATATCCATCTGTTCATTAGCATCTTGGCAAATTGTATTAAAATATTCTATAGCTTCCATAATCTATCTGTTATCTATATTTTTTATTACTATAAGGGATAGTGCATTACTTTCCTTTATTTCTCTTAGTATTATTTTACAGAACTATTGGTATCTACTTTCTTATGCCAGTCACCTTTATGCTTTAAATAATCATTCCAATCATCAAAAACAGTAAGAAGACCTTTCCATTTTCCATTATAAAAAACAGAGTTCCAATCTTCTATACTAATTATTGGTAACTGGCCTTCACCCCAGCAAAAGCCAGAGAATATTCTATCATATAATATACTTTCGTCTACTTCGGGAAACTTAGGAAGAAAGTATAAATATATATTATTAATAATTCGTTTTTGCTCTTCTGTTAATGAATAAAACATGGCCTATTTACCTTTTATTTGACATAAGAGTAACTTCCACTGGTTTATTATTTTCTGCACTTCCAAGTACAGCCCAATAGTCAGCAGGATTTACATGATACTGACCATTGCTTGAAGTAACTCCATCTGCATCAGTAGATTTCTTGCCCCCATCTGCAAACATCAGTCCTTCAAAAGGATTATACTTCCCTATCTCTTGGGCATAGTCATTCATGCCGTACATACTATAGATGTTCTGCAATTTCTCAAGAGCATTATACCTTGGCTCTGGAGTACTCTCTGCTATAGTCTGTTTAGGTTCATCCTTAAGAGCTTGCATGAATACATTGAGCTTATTTGTGCTACTATTGTTATACTTACCATTGTTCCCATTGACTATAGGCCCAAGATAACCAGCAGTCTGAAAGTTATTATTTACTGTAAACCTATGACCATAAGGTGAACTATTGCTTGAATAATCATAGTCAAATGATGGCACATCTTCTACACGCTGACCACCAAACATAGCCCTTTCAACAGCCCTTCTTTTAGCCAGTCCTCTTAAATCTTTATCCTTAGTGGCATACATATGCCTCTGTACATCCTCTACACTGCCATTACCATTGAAGTATCTCTCAAGAGAAGGTACTACCCTTTTCTTAAAATTGCCTGCTCCTACATTATAGCTGTAACTATAAAGAGCATCTGCCTGTTGCTGTGATAGTTTACTTCTTACATTGGAAGGAATGGCATTCCAAAAGTCCTTAGCCTCAGCCTCAAAACTCCTGTTGGTTTGCATACTACTACCCTCCCAATTGGCTATTCTGTTCTTGATAGATGCTGAAGGCTTATAGCCACCCTTAAGATATTCATGTTCCTCCTCTTGATAAGCATCATCATAGCCATCAAGAGTATTTCCCATATCCTCACTATTGTCTCTATAGCTGCTATCTTCTCTATAGCCATTGTCAGCATAATCATCCCATGCCTTCCTTATATCCTCAAGAGTAGTAACCCCATTCCTCACTGCTGAAGCAATAGCATCACTTTTATCAGCCATAGACAGCTCATTCCAATGCTTTGGAGCATCCATCTCTCCTCCATCTGCATACTGATTACCAAAGTACTCTGGAAAGTATTTCTTGTAATGCTCTCCAAAGTACCTTGTATCTCCTTCTGTTGGAAATTCTATATAATCATTATTCTGAATAGCCTTATCAAGAGTCCTTTGCCATGGTAATCCTCTATAGTCTTTTAACTCCCCATTCACATCCTGTATAGCAGGAAATACCATATTGTCTGCACTACCTAACACATGAGTAGAGTAACTACCATCTTGATTATGTATAGCTCTTTTGTCATTGTTCCTTAGTCTCCTAATAAACTCTGCATTAGAGGCATTCATAGTATCTATCACTCTTTGCTCATGGGGATACTTAGCTGTTACTACTACCTCAGGAAGCATATTATACAATGAATCATTGTCATCCTTCTTATGTATAGGCATTGCCACTATAGGCCCTAATACTCTTGTAGCATCTGGCTTAGCTATTTGATTAACACCTGTAAAGTATGTATATAGTGTCTTTTTCATATACTTCTTTTTCTTGCAAAGATAAACTATTTGTGGCTATCATCCAACTATTTAAGCCTTTTTCTTAGGCTTCTTACTGACTTTCTTTTGCTTATCAATCCAATCATCTATCTTACAAAGCATTTTATGAAATAAATGCTGCTGAAGATATGCTTCTGTCTCCTCATCATCTATACCTCTAAATTCACATAAATAGTATGTTGCATGATGGAACTCATGTACCATTGTTTCATAAGATACATTACCTGGATTCTCTGCATTAAAAAACACTATCACATCACCTAAACCATTAGGTGCCTGTGCTGTGTGACTGTATAAAAAGTTATCACTAAGTGTCTTATCTGCCCATGATGTAAGTAGATTAACTGTGCCTAATTTCCTGT